GAATCATGGAAGTGGAAAGCCTACGGGTTGGATTGGGGTTACTCCAACGACCCGACCGCAGCGGTGGAGGTGTGCTATTTCGAGGATGCCATCTACCTGAATGAACTGCTCTATGAAAAGGGGCTGACGAATCCCGATATTGCAGCTAAGTTACAGGGGTTCAAGGGTGGTGAATGGATAGCGGATAGTTCAGAGCCTAAGAGCATCGCAGAGGTACGCGGACACGGGTTCAGGATTCGGGGTTGTCCAAAGGGTGCGGATTCGATACGGTCAGGGATTGACAAGCTACGGAGTGTCCCTATCTTCGTCACGTCAAGCAGCATCAATCTGATTAAGGAACTGCGCGGCTATGCTTGGAAAACGGATAGGACAGGAGAACAGACTGGCGTTCCGGTTGACGCATTTAACCATCTGCTGGACGCTGGGCGATACGTCTGCATGGAGAAGATGAGAATGGGATCAGGGAAATACGCGATACGATGAGGGTCGGCCTCGTCTGCCAATACGAGACAGGGGTTGATTACCACAGGCTTCTAAAGCCGTTCAGTCTATTGGATGTTGAGGACAACGGAATACAGATAATACGCTGTGAGGGCGCGAATGCCGATATGTTCAACATGGGCTTCGATGTGGTGGTGTTCAATCGGATGTTGCCGATAGTCAAACAACGCCAGTTCATTGAGGAGTTGCAGAAGCGCGGAACGTATGTGATCTGTGACATTGACGATAGTTGGACGCTCTATCACGGCCACATAGCCAAGAAGATACTGGAAACCTACAAGCGTCAGAGCATCGAAGCGTTGATCTACTCGGATGAGGTGTGGGTGACAAATGAACACCTCGGAAACTACGTCAAGAACCTGAACTGCAACTGGTATGTGATCCCCAACGCGATAGACCCGACAGAAGCGCAATGGCAACCGAAGAAGAACTACGGTAACCGCATAGGTTGGGCAGGCGGGATAACCCACTTCAAGGACCTCATGTTGACGGATGGATGTTGGGGTGATATTATACCCGTGATCTGTGGGTTCAGGGATGAAAAGGAATGGCGAAGGTTATCGGACAGTCTCAAGGCGGATTACATCAACAGCATGGACATCTATTCATACGGGATGCTCTACGACCAATTCGACATTGCAATCGCACCCCTTGTTGACAACCGTTTCAATCGGTGCAAGAGCAACCTCAAGATATTGGAGGCGGGGATAAAGGGGCTTCCGATATTCGTTCAGGATATGCACCCGTATGTGGATGAACACCAGGGCATCTATAAAGTGAATGATTGGAAAGCCGACATTCTCTACGCTTCCAATATGCCGACTGAACAGATCCGCGCAGACGGTCAGGCACTCCGAAGTTATATCCTCGATAATTACGATATTCGTAAAGTGAACGAGAAACGAAAAGAACGATTAGCATGAAGGTAACCGTGCCGACAGGTTGGGAGGGCGTGACACTCCGTGAATATCAGGCATATCACGCACTAATGACCGAGGGTCAGGAGAAATTGAAGGACAGCACCAACCCCGACCTGACAGATTTTGAGTTGAAGTGCGCGATCATATCCCTGTTCTCAGGCGCGGACATGGACGAGATCCTGACATTGCAACGCTTCAGGGTCGAGGACATTATGAATCACCTTCGATTCCTATCCGCTCCCATTGTAGGAAAGGTCAGCAATCGCGTAAAGGTCAATGGTAAAGGGTACTATTTCGAGAAGCGGTCAAAGAAAATATCTGGCGGTCAATGGATAACCTTGCAGCACTTCCTACAAGACCCTGACAGGATAGATTTTAACCTTCACAATCTACTTGCCTGTTTCGCATATCGAACCAAGTGGAAGTACTGGACGCAGAAATATGATGGCAAGAACCATGAGCGGACGGCAGAGGATATGAAAGACCTGCCTATGACATTCGTTAAGCCACTCACCGATTTTTTTTTATCGGATTGGGAAAACTCCGTAAAGAGTACACTTCACTTTTTGGAGATGCTGGCGAAGCGTCTGAAACGTCAGGCGGAGAAAGAGTTGAAACGTTCATCACAAAATATGGATGGCTCAATGCCGTGGACAATCTCACAAACGGGCGACCTGAATTATGGGACTATTACTTCGACATGAACATAATCGAGTTCCTGAACCGCCTCGCCTTCCATAAGGCCAAGGGAGCGCATGAACGGCAGATGAGCAAAAGGAGATAATGGCACTCAAACACACGGCAGCGGCACTCAGGACTTTCGGGGGTCTAATGGTTTCGAGGCTATCTCAGGGGCTTACCGAGAACAACTCCACGGCATCGGGAGAATTGGACAGTTCAATATCATTCAGGCCCACAGCAAGCGGCAACCGTATAGGCATCGACCTGAGTATGCTCGACTATTATATTTTCGTGGATGAAGGTAGAAGCCCCGGAAAGCAACCGCCCACATCTACCATTGAGCAATGGCTGACCTATCCGAATGTATCGGACAGATTCGGGTCGGGCGGATTGGGAGACACGGAACGCAAAAGCCTGGCATTTCTGATCGCCCGTAAGATAGGACGGGAGGGAACAGAGGGCAACGACTTCTTCACCAACGTTATCGAAAGCGACCTCGTCAAAAGGGATCTCCCGAAAATCATTGAGCGTTCGGTCATTGAGGACACGGACGATCTGCTATCCGACTTTTTTGATACATTTACATAGGTTTTATCTGTTAGTTGGTTTTGGGAGGGGTGGTGATTCGCCCCTCTTTTTTCTGTGCCGTAAACGAAATGGCCTTCCCCGTATTTTATAAGTATGGGAATACTGATCCACAACACACCTTCATTCTACAGCCTCGCAGGAAACGACAACGCCTACGTTTTCAGATCGACCAACTTCACGCCCACACAACGATTCAAGGTCAGCGTAGTTCCGGTTGATTTTCCTATCAGTCCCGAGATCGCGGTGGTCAGGGTTTCACCGCGTCAGGGCATAGATGTTAACGGAGTGGTGACCACGGACAGGGCATATTACGACCCGTCACGGATACTGCAATCACTCATAGGTACTGACATCGCCATCCCGTCAGTCAACCACGTGGGCGTTTTCGCCTGTCCGAACACACACACAGAATATTCGCTTATCGTTCAGGAGGAGGATGTTGTCAATGGCGCGTATGTCGGTGGGGCGAGTTTCACGGTCAGCGAAAGGAGCGTGTGGAACGGTATCCGCAATGAGATCGATTGGCTCGACTTTGATTATACCGATTACGACATGACAACCCCCGCGTCAGGCAAGAAATTCCTATCAGACGCACCATCAACCAGATACGTGGACACGGGTCAATCGGCATTTTTGCATTACCTATCTTCCGGCAATACGATAAGGCGGTTTTATGTCAGAAGTTACGGATCGAATGGCGTTGAGATTGATTCGGGATACATGGCGGCTGGACCTGCGGTCGCAGACGATAAGTATGCACGTATAGCCTGTGGACCATACGACATCATCAATTCAGACCCTTCAAGTTGGACTGACTTCGCACCGACAACGGGGCTGGTGGGCGCGGCCTATTATGATGTATGGATGGGTAACCCGACACAGGAGGTGATCAGATTCCACATTGATCAGAAATGCACCAGGTACACGCCTATCAGGTTGCATTGGCTCAATCGGCTCGGAGGCTTTGACGCTTTCAATTTCTCCTTGAAAAGTACAGAGTCCACCAAAGTGACAAGGGATAGTTATGTAAGTCAACCACACACGTTCAGCGGCACAAGTTGGGATTACACCAAAGCAAGTCGAGGACGTACCGAGTACAACATTGAGATGCAAGAAATGCTAACCATTAACACCGACTACTTAACGGGTGATGAAAGCACATGGATGGAAGACCTATTCACTTCACCTGTCATCTTCCAGGAGTTGAACAACGAATTGATAGCTGTTAACATAGACGGGCGAAGCATCAAGAAACAAACGTCTTTGAATGATAAGCTGATGCAGTACACATTCGACTTAGAGTATTCGCTAAGGAATAAGAGACAACGTGGCTGAGGT